CTAGTATATGTATCAACTTGAACTTTTCTAATAAGTCCATCACTACTGTCACTAATTGGACCAAATAGATATGTTTTTGCGGTAAATTTTAATGTGTAAATAAGTGCTCTTCTAGTTTGAAATGATCCCTCATAATCATCTTGAAAATCTATGTTATCGAGAACAATAGGAATATCTCTTTTCTCTCCTATAGAGTCCACCAAGTCTATTGTTAAATTGAAGGATGGTTGAAAAAATGGTAAAATTTGCTCTATAATTTGTAAAGCATCGTCATTCAGTTTACTGAAAATATTAAGTTCAAACCCAATATTGTATGGAACTGGCATAAAAACTTTTTTTATACTTCCATCTTCTGCACATGTTTTAAAAGTTTGAGTTACTCCAGATTTTCTTGTTGGGTCGTACTCTATTGAAATCATCTCAAATGACATCCTAGGAAGAGTTATTGCTATGGACTTATTAAGTTCTGCTTGTTCTTGAATTTTTGCCAAAAACTTTTGCATAGGTCCATAAGAAATTCCCACTTTAGTTTCGTCTAAAATGGATCCGTTATCCTTAGAATGCCTAATATAAACATTATTGAATAATGTTCCAAATCCAATAATAGTTTTTCTTAAAATTTCGTGATAAAAATAAGTTCCTAACATTAATACTCTCCAAAAGGATTAGACTCTGTAAAGTCTAAAATACCATCAGCCTCAATCTCAATTTCTTCATTAGCATCGTATGGATTATCATAACTCTCCAAATCATGAGATTTTACGACATACCTTGCAGATGATGTTGATCCGACAATAGTTTCACCAACACTGAATTTACCAGTATTTAGAGAAACTCTCATAGATGTAATTGGACTTAGACCAGGAGTTGGAGAAGATAAAGTTCTAAAATCTCTAACTCTTGCAGTAGTTCCGGATAATTGTCCTGTAACTATTTCATTATATACAAAAGTGCCTACACCGACAGTAGAAAATCCTGATATTGTTACTTCTGGACTTGATGTATATCCAATTCCAGGATTTAGAATTCTAAATGAATCTATTCCCGTATTTGAGTTTGTAATAGCAACAGCAGTAGCTGTTACTCCTATAGATGGTCCCTCGATTGTTACTATTGGATTGGATACATATCCACGACCGGAATTATTGACTGTAATAGTAGAAACACTGAATTGTGTTCCTCCAATAGAACATGTTGCCGCTGCTCCAGTGCCTGGACCAGAAAAAACAATAGATGGTGGAGTCAGATATCCAGAACCAGCATCAGTAATTTCTATTCTATAAATTGATTTTACATTTCCTATGGATGTTGTAATTGCTACAGCAGTAGCTGTTCTTCCTCCAAATGGAGCTGGAGAAAATGTTACTGTGGGAGTTGATGTATATCCACTCCCATCATTATTTAAAAATACCTCACTAACTGCACCACTGGAAATTCCTGCAGTTGCATTGGCAAAAATTTCTGTTCCAGAACCAATTAATATTAAATTTGTAAGATATCCTTCATCCTCTACAGTATTATCAACTTCTTCAATTGTAGTATCAATAAGTTCATTTTCATATTCATAGAGTTCACAACTCAATTCATAAATGTAATTTTTTCCCAATTGATAAAAAGGTTTCTCAGATTCAACTCTTTTGATTTCAAACAATCTTTCTCCGAGGGGAAAATAAATTAAATCACCTTCTTTTGGTCTAGAAATTAAATCTCCAAAATCATATTCTAAAATTCTACCCTCTCTAATACCAGATGATATTCCTTCCAAAAAAGGAGCAATAAATTCTTCATACCTTTCTCTGGATATTGTCAAACTAATCTCATTTTTAAGTCTAAGTCCAAACTTAGTCATTATGTCACTATCTGGAGCATATCCATCAAAATTGTTAAGATATGCCTCTATTAAAAAACTATCATCAAACTTTGATGATTGTATTTCTTTTATAATATCATCAGTTTTAAATATTTTTCTTGGTAGGTAATATACTTCAATTCCATAGATTTTCAATTGCTCATTAATTATGTCTTGAACAAGAAATTGTTCATTTGATGATCCCTGTAAAAAAAACGGATTTAATGGCATAACTATTATCCAATAAAATCTAACGGTGGCATTTCATATTCATTAAACATTCTTTGTTTAATATCTTCTAACTCTCTTTCAGCATCTTCATACAGTTGTCTTCCATTTAATTCTATTCCTCCTGGAAGTTTTACTCCTTGGAATTTAATTAAATTTTGTCCCCACTGTCTTTTAATTAAAGAAGTTAAATATTTTTTTACAAAACTATCATTATATACTTTTGAAAAATTTGTAGGATCTAATGCCCTATAACAATCAATCACCAAAAATGTATCTTTACTTTGTGATGCCCAATCAATATCTAGATATAATCTATTTTGCCTTTTATTGAATCTAATTTGTTTATCTGTAGTGAGTAAAAAGTCAATATCTTCTAAGTATGATTTTACCATAGAATATTGTAACAATTCTACGGAATTAAAGTAGTATAAGTCATTCAGAAATAACTGATACTTAATACTGAACATTCCTCCAGAAATAGAACTAGTATCAAATTTGAATATTTTTTCGACTCCTATTACAGAATCTGGGACTTGAATATAATTTGAAGACTCGTAAAAATTAAACGTAGCAGTTCCAAATCCAGTTATATTGGAAGACCCTGTTGTTGTTACAATACCAACTCCATTAGTTCCGTTTGTTCTTCCCCTATTAATATCATCTTCTGTTATCTTATATTTCAGATACATTCTTTCGACACCATCATAATGTCTTTCATTAAAATATTGCAGTGCATCATCCACCAAATCATCAATCTGTTCATCCGCAACGTTAATTTCTAGTACAGGTGCTCCTAATTTTCTTAAGCAATAGTCAATTAATTGCTGTCTAGTTGTGGGCTGTGCCATTAGTATACTCCTCCATCAATTACAGATGACCAAGTGGGAATTCCTACAGGATCTGTGGTCAAAATAAAATACGTTTCTGTAAGTGCATTTTCAGTACTTGCAGCACCTATTAATCTTCCAGTATTGTCAAAATATGCTATTCCATTTGGTCCATCATAATCTCCAAGATCATAATAAAGTCCCTCAGTAACAGATGCAAAACCAGTTATTCTTACATCACCAGAAATATCTAAATCATTAGTAAAAGTAGATACTCCAGCAACAAATAAATTATTTGTTGTTACTAATCCAGATAATCTAGCATTTCTCCACCTTTGAGAATCAATACCAAGATCATAACTAGCATCATCATTTGGATTCAAATCTGATATAAATTCACCACCAATATTAATGTCATCAGTAGTAGAATCACCAATGCTGATGGTGCCACCTCTAAAGGTTGCAATACCAATAAATTCCGAAGTTCCTTTTACATATAAGTTTTTGCCAACAAAAAGATTGCCTCCAGTGGTTGTTATTCCTCCACTAGAGGCAAGAGTTGTAACTCCTACAGATTTAAAAGTTGAATTTACTGTTAAAGAATATAATATATCTACATTTCCATCTATATCAACATTTCCAGTAAATGTCGATATTCCTCCTATTGATATATCTCTGGCAATATTAACACTTCCGCCAATATTGACACTTTTACCTATACCAACACCACCATTAACAATTAATGCACCTGTTGTTGTTGATGAAGAATCTGTGGTGTTAGAAAAAGTTACTATTCCAGTTGCTACTAAAGTTGACGAATCTATAGTGTCCGTCATGTAGAATGTTTCTGTCGAAACATCCCAAACCAGGATCATTCCATCTCTGGTTTTTAGAGTATCATCAACATCAGATAAATTGACCAGTCTTGTAGGTGGTGCTGATGCATTAGATAAAACACGAATTACATTTTGAGATCCAATTCTGTCGTTTATATTGGGCATTACCTGGTTACTCCCCCTCGTACTAATGCAGATCCCTCAACAGCTTTATATTCTCTCCCTTGAGTTAATATTTTTACATCAAAAACATATCTCCCAGGTTTTAAATTTACTGTAGTTGATGCTGCCAATGAAATTGATATAATGCCAAATTCTGGGCTAGTTACTGCACTTGTAATTGGAACAAAGTTTTCAGAACCATAATGTTTTCTCAACTGAGCTTCTGTCGTTGAATCAGTTAAATCTAAAGGAGAATTTGTTCTAGTATCCTCCAACTGGAAAGAAGTATCAAAATCAAACCCCTGTTCAATTACAATATTTGATACATAAACTGCCATTATTTTTGTTTGATTCTAATATACCTCCAGCTATTTATATTAATTGGTAAGACCATCATTTTTTTAGTAGTTCTTTTAGAAGATTTTTTATCTCCTGAATATCATTTTTTATTTCATCCAATTCCTTTTTCTTCATCTCTTGCTTTGAAATAGAATTCAAATATTGATTATATGCCGTGCTATCGCAGTTTATTATAGCACCACTATTTTCATCACGGTATAAATTTGGATATCCTTCCACTTTGATCATCTTACTGCAATTGCCCTCAAATCACTGATTCTTGGTGTTTGTGATTGATTTGTTCCAGACATAACAATTTTAATTACAAATCCAGTAAACAAATCAAGATTTTCCGCAGTAAACTCATATTCAAAAAATTGTCCTCTAGAACTTATTGGAACTCTTCTGTCAGGAAGTCCACTATTTTTGGAAGGATCTACAACTATGAATCCATCAGTAGTTTCATTCAAGTTATCATATCCTGGGAATAATTCAAAAGATTGATTTATTTCACTAGAATCTGCTTTCACCAAACTATAAAGAACTCTAAAGTCTGTAGAAGCTGGTCTTTCTGCAGATAAAATAACTTTTAATGTAGATGCTGGATTTCTCAAAGAAACTAAATTAGAATAGTATACTGTTGCATGTGGATCATCATTTACAGAATTAACTCTACTATCTGTAGAATAATTTTCAATTGGATTATTCAGTCTATTAGAGTAAAATTCTGTGAATGCAGTATCTAAATTTAATATAGGTGACAAGTTAGAATCATTAGTATTAAAAGTTATCGCAGTAGTGAGAGATTTCTTTCTTGGTAAACCTGTCAGATACTCATTCTGATTAACTTCAGAACATACAATTCTTGTTGAATTCAAAACATTCAGACTATTTAATTGAATAGATTCATATCCAAGATCATTGAATGAGTTTTCATTACCATCAATACTTGTTCCTGATATAGTTCTAATTGATGCATTCACCGATGTAAGAGATCCTGGAGTTAAAATGTCATAGGTTGGAATAACTGATCCATAAACTATATTTTGCGATGCAGTTACGTTACTTCCACCCAACAATCTAAAGTCGTTGAGTGATAATTGTGGTGCCCCACTTGTAGTTGCATCACCACTCCTATCATTTCCTTTAGCAGAACCTCTATTGATTTCTACATAATAACTATCCATTTCAATCGGTTCTTTAATGGAAGTTGTAATTCCATTTATTCTTCTGAGAGAAATTCCACCAAATTCGTATTTTTGAACTATATCACCAATACTATGATTTACAGATATGGTTCCATCAATTCCTCTTCCACTAGGTGCTATTGAAAGGGATCCATTACCAACCGAATTGTATTTTATAATTTCTCTACCAATTTTTACATATCCTGGATATGATCCTACAGTTTGTCCCTCAAAAGTTGTAAAATTGGAAGTATCTCCAACACTAATAGTGTTTGACTCTGAAACTGATAATGCATCACTTAAAGAAGTTGTTGGTTCACTTGATTCAATTTGATTGAGAACTAGTTTATTTGTAGAAGAATACATTCCATGATTAAAGTGATCTACTTTAATATAATTTCCAGAGTAAATTCCACCATCTCCAGTAGAACTTGTTATTGTTGTTCCTGCCATAGAAACAATTGTTCCACTATTATTGTAGTAACTTACTGCTGTTCCCACCGCAAATTCAGTTCCTGAAGCCAGTACTCCAAATTCTCCTTGTACATTCGTTAAGTACAAGGTATCTAATCCACTAATAGAACTGATTGTAACTCGTGCATCTCTTCCTGTTTGAGTTGATGTTGATGATGTGACAATGCCAACAACATCTCCAACTTGATATCCACTACCAAAATCTGGACTTACTGTAGAATGACCAACTCCAGTAATTACTCCATTTGAATTTGTGGTAATATTGAGTTTAAGTCCAGTTCCCTTTCCAACAACATTAAAAGTTTCTACTGTT